AGGGCAGTTGCTAATGTTAACATTCTTGAGGGTATCCGTTTTTACGTATCTTTTGCTTGTAGTTTTGCTTTTGGTGAACTCAAGCTCATGGAAGGAAGTGCAAAAATTATATCACTCATTGCCAGAGATGAAAATCAACACCTCGCAATCACCCAAAACATTCTAAATAATTGGAAAAAAGGTGACGATCCAGAAATGGTTCAGATTGCTAAGGAGCAAGAACCATGGTTAATCCAAGCATTTATGAATACTGTTGATGAGGAAAAGAGATGGGCAGAGTATCTCTTTAAAGATGGTTCTATGATTGGACTTAATGATAAACTATTGCAACAGTATGTTGAGTGGGTTGCTAACAAGCGTATGAGATCAATAGGTCTTAAACCTGTTTATGATGTACCAATTAGAAACAATCCATTACCATGGACAGAGCATTGGATATCCTCAAAAGGATTACAAGTTGCACCACAAGAAACAGAAGTAGAATCTTACATTGTAGGAGGTATCAAACAAGATGTTAAAAAGGACACATTCTCAGGTTTTAAACTCTAATAAAACATATCATGTATATCTACATGAAAAATGTTTATTTAAAAATTTGAATCAAGAAGAGTTCGATGTTATTTGGGGAAGGCTATATCATTCCTATTGGGATGGCCTTTCATATTCTGAAATTGATATAGATGAAGCATCACTTATAGATTCATCTTATTAAAATGAAAATAGAATTTGAAAAACAATTCGGTAAGGGTACAGACCCTTGGTATGCAAAGGCAGAGAGGTGGGTTAAGAAGCAATTTAAGAATCCATTTATACAACATTTAGCATTAGGATTTGTTGCATGGTTAAAAGAAATTTGGATTGAAGGTAAAATCAAAATGGAAATGAACAGTGTAGATGAACAAATCAAAGAGATTCATAAAGAGTGGGATGAAAAAACAAAACCTAAAGTTAGAATTATTGAAACTGAATCTGAGGTAGAAGGTTTGAAAGACATGAGTATTCAAGCATACCAAGAAGCAGCAAAAGCAGATGCATGGTTGTTCGGTGATTACGATGCATATAAAGTATATGAAGATACAGAGGATTCTTAATCCTCTTTTTTTGTGTCTAAATATCTTTATAATAATTTTGTATTAGTTATGCAACCTACATTAGATCCTAAAGAACTAAAGGATATTGGTGATATATGGAAGAACATTACAGATCCCACCAAGACTCCTCCAGACGAGACACCTGTAACACCAGAGCCATACGATCCTCCTGCAGGTGCTATCAGTAAAAGAGATGAACTAGAAGCAACAGGTAAGTTCTCTGCTACTGAGATTGATAATATTCTAGCAGATGTAGAGGAACCTCCAACACCAGAACCACCTGCTGAAGATGGAGCAGTATGAAAATCCCTGGTACTACAAAGGTACAGCTTTCACTTCTGACGATATTGGCGACTTCTTCGGTTACGTCTACCTCATTACTAATAAGTCAACAGGCAAAAAGTACATCGGTAGAAAGTACTTTGTGCAAAAGCGTAAACCAAAGGGAGGAAAGCGTAGAGTTACTTCTGAGTCAGATTGGAAGAAGTATTATGGAAGTTCCCCAGAACTCAAGTCCGACGTATCCACCTATGGAAAGGAAAATTTTTCCAGAGAGATCTTATCCCTCCATACCACCCTTGGAAAGGTAAATTACGAAGAGACCAAGCAATTGTTCTTAAATAATGTTTTGATGGAGGCTCTTGACGATGGAACCCCTGCGTATTATAATAGCAATATTCTAGGTAGATATATGAAGAAAGATTATGGAGACTTCTAATCCTCTAGAAGGTAGTTTATACGCAACTCATACTCATGCTGTAAAACGATTAAATGAATTAATTGAAGAAGGTAGAGAGGGTGATGCTTGGGCTATAATTCACGAATATGAGGAATGGTTGGATTTGCACACAGATGAAGATCATGACCACGATATATACTCTTTAGAATATATCGGAGATGATAGTGAATACGATTAAAGAGCAAGCAATGGGAATATTAAATAGAAAGTTTCCTAAATCCACTATTGATAGTATAGAGGAGTGTGCAACTGACTGGTCAAGTAATCAAGTCACTACCATAGGCCTTGTAAATTTTTACAAAGCATACTATAATAAAGAATATAAAAACCATTAGGTTATTCAAATGCAAAAAATTGTAAATGTCATCGCGTTGTCGTCTGGTGTTGTATCTGCTGCCGTTATTGGGTTGGGGATATTTACTTATGTACAGAGAGATCAACTCATTGATAGCGTTAAGTCCAAAGTTATGGACGCAGTTAGTGACGCACTTCCAGGTGCTATAGGTGGTTCATTACCTCCTACAACTGGTCTTCCAACAGCACCTCAAGCTGCACCTGCAGCACCCTCTGCACCTCTAGGTCTTTAAGTTGCTATATAGGAATAGTTATTCCTATTCCTATGGCTGAAAAAGTCGCAGCAATTAAAGAAGAGAAAAAAGGCCCTCTTGGTAAGTTAAAGGAAGCAATCGTTCCCGATTCAGAAGAGCAAGCAGCCATTATTAGTACACTTGTACGGCTGGGTGTTCTTGTTTGGTCAGGTGGAATATTGACATTAAATTACGTAGCTATACCAGGTGTGCCTCAGCAAAAAATAGATCCAACTTTCATAGCCTCAGTTTTCACTGGGGTTTTGGCTAGCTTTGGAATTCAAACAGCAAGCAAGAAAGGTGACGGAACTATGAAGATGGACAAGGGCGGTGGAACTGGCCCTAACGGACAGATATCTAAAAAAGATATGGAGATGTTAATTGAGAAAGCAGCACAGGCCGCACCTGCTCAAACCATCAGAATAGAACAAGCACCTCTTGCTATTGCACCCGTAGTACCCCCTAAAAAATCATAATGGCTAAACTTAATGATGTAGTTAAAAGAGTAGACGCACTAGAGAAGACAACTGTTCTTCCTAAGATCTCTATTATATTTTCTACTATTGCATTGATACTTGTATTTTTATAATAAATAATACACACTCGGAGAAAAACAATGTCTTGTGGCGATCACGAAAAAATGAATCCTGTTGTACATGCTTTGTATCATGCAAAGGAATGGGATAAGAAAATGATAAAGAAGTTTCAAGATAAATTTAACTTAACTGATTATCAAATTAAATGTATTGCCTTTGCTAAAGGTTTTATAATTGGTGCAATTCTTTTATAATAAATATAACCGTAGTTATTAGTATAATAAAATGTCACATTTCGGAGACCTTTTAACTGGTAAGACCCCAAAGACTGAGGTTCCAAAACCAGTTGTAGAAGAACCAAAGAGAGCAAGAAACGATAAAGGACATTACATTGCAGATGATCCTAGCACCCCAGAGAATGAAGCATGGGTTGGTGGTAAAGCACCTAAAAAGAAATAAGGTTCTTAATGGAACTGACTGAATCTAATGTAATAGAATCACTTAAAGATATCTCTCCTTACATTGAGGCTGATGGAGGGTATCTTGAATTTGTAGAGATAGAAGAAGAAACAAAGTTTGTTAAAATAAGACTTAGTGGTGCATGTGAGACATGTGCTATGAGTGCTATGACTTTAAAAATGGGTATAGAAAAGAAATTATTTCAAGACTTTCCCGACTGTAATGGAGTTATACAGGTTCTCTAACACAGTCAGTAAGTCAACACATAAATGCGTAAAAATACTTATATGGTATAATAAATAACATCATAGTACGGGATTGAAACAATCATGCCCTTTACTCAGCAAAAACATTATACCGTCGGATACCACGACGCACAAGAACATCATCATGAAATCTGCGAATACGCAGAGGATGCATACTCAGCAATAGAACACAGTAAAGAGGATGTACCTTATCTACAGGCACATCCTTCTTTTATTGACTATTGTAATTGTATTCCAACTGAGGTTGATAATCTCTTTGATATCAGAGCGTGTGGTATACCCTTCGGATGTTAAATGAATCAACTTACTAAGAATAAACACGAAATTATGTGGTGGATGTCTAGACTTACAATAATGCTAAGTGCATTATTCCTTTCATTTTCTTTAGCCGCGAGTGCATATGCAGCAGAAATTACCATGGGTTCTGGTGGGAATCTCATCTTTAGTCCTAACGAACTTACTATATCTGCTGGTGATACGGTTAAGTTCATTAACGGGGAACTACCCCCTCATAATATGGTAGTAAAAGATCATCCAGAATTATCTCATACTGATTTGGCTTTTATGGGTGGGGAAAGTTTCGAGGTTACTTTCCCAGAATCTGGAGACTATGAGTTCCAGTGCGACCCTCATGCAGGTGCAGGTATGACTGGTATTATACACGTTGAATAATTATGGCTACTATTACACTTAACACACCTGACGGTGCAACCGAAACATTTGAATGTGACGAAGATACTACTATCTTAGATGCACTCGAAGAAGCAGGTATTGATCATCCTTCATCTTGTAGAGCAGGTGCATGTTCATCATGTGCTATGAAACTTGTAGAAGGAACTGTTGATCAAGAAGAACAATCATTTTTAGATGATGATCAGATGGAAGAAGGTTACGTTCTTACGTGCGTAGCAATGCCCACTTCCGATAGTGTTACTCTCCTAACAGAACAAGAAGAGAACCTAGTTTGAATTGATACATAATACTAATACTACACATTAGTTTATGTTATCAACTCAGTATCGTTTACGTCTTGAAGCAATTTGCAAAGACATTGCCTCAGGCACAGAAGTAAGTATAGATGATATGATCTGGGCACAGAAATTAGCAAAAGCAAATACCTCAGCAAGAGGAATGTTAGCAACGGCTCGTCGGATGAATACAAATCCGAACGAGTCTTTTCTTAATGGCCTGAACATTGGAGACCCCGACTCAGGTAATCATAAAAGGGGTTTTGGTGGAGCAGACGATATCGCTGATTGGTTTAGAAATGATAGGTCAGATGACTGGAGACAGAGGGATTGAATGAGGTAGTCTGGTCAATAAATATAATGTGTGCTATACTATTAATATGTGTAGGCATAGTAATTTACTGGATCTTTATGTATGATACGTGGTATCCTAACGACTAGATGGTTAATACTACCAATAATAATAACAGCGTGTGGTACTGCACCAGTTACCACACCACCAGCTGGTGCGTTGGAAGTTGAAGAAGAATTAATGCTGAAAATAATAGATTACGCAGAAGGATATAGAGCAACAAAAATAAATCTTGATATTGATTCCATGATAAATAGTGCACTAATGGAGTTCGAAAATGGGAGCAATGATACCCCCAAGCAGGAAGTCATGTTACAACTTCCGAGTAACGAAGATTAACAAAGTAGTTGACGGTGACACAATTGATGTTACAATAGATCTTGGATTTGATCTATACAAAAAAGAAAGGGTTCGTGTAGCTGGGATTGATACTCCTGAGAAACGTACCCGTAACTTAGAGGAAAAAGCACTTGGAATCGACGCAACAAACTGGCTCAAAGCGAAACTGGCTGAAGCCATTACTGGTGACGACGAGCTTACTATTAGGACTGAACTTAGTGGTGGCATCGGCAAATATGGTCGTCTACTGGGGTGGTTATATATCGGGGATGGCGACGTGTCACTTAATGAAGAAATGATCAAGCAAGGATATGCTTGGGAATATGATGGTGGTACGAAGAATAAAAACTTTGAGGAACTCAGAGAGATTCGTAGAACACTTGGTACGTTAAATGCTGGCTAAACTTAAGAAGGCATATGTAAATTTCACATTGACTTTTGCAATGCCTTTACTTATAGTCAATGGTATAACTGGCCATTATTCTGCATGGTGGAATAAAAAGTTGGATGATGCTGATGCTTTGGTTGCTTGTAGAAACTTAGCAGACAAAGGTTTAGGAACCAGAGAGGAATGTCAGGAAGAGTTTGATAATCGTTATCAAAATTTTATAGCAGAAGATATAATTGAAAAGGAACTTTGGGATCCTTTCTATAATCATATAAGTATGAACTATGTCCAACCTATACATGGATGGTACTATCGTAGAACAGGAAGTCTTTACAACCTTTATAGGTGTCGTGAGTATTTACCAGACTTCGAGATGGTAGGAGAATGTATGACAATTATTGATGAGGAAGATTGCATGGGTAGTATTGATGAGTGTTATTCTACTTCTTCTTGACTTTAATTGGTGGTAGACCTTTCTTCTCACGGTATTTGTTTGTTCTCATTTCAGATAAGGATGGTCTCTTCACATCTTTACCTAATTTTTTCTGAATAGTTGCCCATAATTTTTTGATTACAGGTTTTATAATTCTTATCAATAATGGTGTTGCAGCAGCACCTGCTGTAGCCACCACTGCTAATGCAGTCACAGTTGAAACTTGATTTAAAGGTGGAACGTATTTTTCAAGTGGTGTAGTGGCTTCATATAATGTCTCACAGACCTTACCATCATCACTAAGTTTATGACCAATTACTTTCTCATCACCAGACTGAGTAGTATCACCAACTCTT